ATCGCAGCCCTTGATGAAATGCGGGAAACGCTTCGGATCATGCAAAGCGAAGTCGATGTTGCGGCCGGCAAGCCGCGGCGTCGCGCCAGGCAGATCCGGTTTGTGACCGGGAAAGGGCTCTGCGGATGAAGGATCCCGTCCGTTTCCGGATCAAGGGCACGGCAGTCTATGTGAAGCCAACCGCAAGCGCCGGATATGACGCTGGAGGCATAGGGCCGCGCCTGGTGCGCTGGGCCCCCCCGATCTCCGGGCCCAACACGCTGCTGTCGGCATCAATCGCGATACTGCGTTCCCGCTCGCGGGACGCGGTTCGGCAGATGGGCATGGCTGATGCCGGCGTCGAGGCCTTGGTCACCAATATCGTTGGGACGGGTATCAAGCCCCAGTTCGCGACGCCCGATGCAGCGTTCAATCGAAAGTTGGCCGACGCATTCCTCGAGTGGACCGACGAGGCCGATGCTGAGGGTCGGCTGGACTTTTACGGGCTGCAGTCTCTTGCTGTCCGGTCCATGATTGAGGGTGGCGACAACTTCACTCGCATGCGGGCCCGGTTGCTGCAGGACGGGTTGTCGGTTCCGCTGCAGTTGCAGGTTGTCGAGTCCGAGTATGTGCCAGACAGCAAGAACGACGGTGGCACAGGGGCGAATGTGGTGCGGTGCGGCGTCGAATTCGACACGATCGGACGCCGTTTCGCCTACCATATGCACAAGCGTCATCCCAACGATGGGCCCAATCTTGGGTCCGCCGGCTCAAACGACACGGTGCCGGTACCGGCGAGCGAGGTCGCGCACCTGGCGCTGCTCCGCCGTCCGGGGATGATCCGCGGGGAGCCTTGGCTTACCCGGGCCTTGGTAAAGATGCATGACATCGACAAGTACGATGACGCGCAGCTTCTACGGCAGCAGATTGCCGCTCTATTCGCCGGGTTCGTGAGTGACGACAGTGGCGAGGATCTGGGAGACGAGGAGGATGTTATCGGCGGTACCGTCGTGGATGGCGGCGCTGTTGAGTTGGCGTCGCTCGAGCCGGGCACCATGCAGGTGCTGCCTCCTGGCAAATCGGTCAACTGGTCAGCGCCACCAAGCCCGGGCGACAATTACGAAATCTTCGTCCGTCACCAGGCCCGTAGCGTCGCCACATCGCTGGGCACCCTCTACGAGCAACTGACCGGCGACTATTCACAGATCAATGACCGCACCTTCCGTGCCGCGGTCAATGAGTTCCGTCGCCGCTGCGCTATGTGGCAGCACCACGTCGTGGTGTTCCAATGGTGCCGGCCGATCCTGCGCCGTTGGGCGGAGTTCGCGACCCTTTCGGGCCGAGTCAGGCTGCCGGACGGCATCACAGTCGGGCAGGTTGCTCGGGCCAAGTGGGTGCCGCAAGGATGGGCTTACATCCATCCCGTGCAGGACGTGCAGTCCAAGGAGCTTGAGGTGCGCGCCGGCTTCAAGTCGCGCAACTCGGTCGTGTCGGCCGGCGGCGACGACATCGAACAGGTCGACGCTGAGATCGAGGCCGACAACAAGCGGGCCGACGATGCCGGTCTGGTGTTCGATACCGACCCGCGCAGGACGACGCGGTCCGGCGCCAATGCTGGGCACGAAGAAGACGAGCATCCCGAGGGCGCTCAACCCTAACTGAGGTTCAAACCATGGCTGCCATTTTGGAAGACGGAAAGCTTCGGCTTTCCGGCTATGTCGGCGACTATTACTACGACGACGGGTTCACCTCGAGCGACGTGGTCCTGGCTCTCGCCCAGATCGAAGATAACGCTGATCTGGAGTGCCACATCAATTCGCCCGGAGGCATTGCCTCTGAAGGCGCTGCGATCCATGCGCTGCTGTCGGCCCGTTCAGGCGTCACCAATGTTGTCGTCGAGGGTATCGCAGCATCAGCCGCGTCCTTGATCGCGATGGCTGGCGCGACGGTCACCATGTCGGCTGGCGCCGTGATGATGATCCACGATCCGAGCGGCTTCACCTTCGGCACCTCTGAGGACCATACGAAGACCATCGAAGGTCTGGAGGCGCTCGCGACGGCTTATGCCCGCGTCTATGCCGCCAAGTCCGGCAAGACCCCGGACGAGTGCCGGCAGATCATGAAGGAAGAAAAGTGGTTCACGCCCGAGCAGGCCGTCGAGGCCGGTTTCGCGGACGACACCACCGAGCAGAAGGCCGAGCCAGTTGCCGCCTTCGACTATCGACTTTTCGCCCATGCACCGCGGCGTCTGACCGCGCTGGCGAAGAAGAAAAACTGGTCACCCCCGACCAGTTCCGCGGCACCCGCCGCTCAACGTCCAACGAAGGGAAATCCGATGACGGACAACAACGCAGGCGGGGATAGTACCGCCGATATCGACAAGGCCAAGGCGGAAGCATCTGCCAACGCCACCAAGACTGTGACGGCGACCGCCGCCGACATCGTCGACATCTGCACGGCGGCCGGTGTGCCAACCATGGCCTCTGCCCTCATCCGCGAGGGCGTGACACTCGATCAGGCGAAAGCGCGCACCGGTAGCGCGAAGGACATCCGGGCCGCCGTCGATCTCGCCCGCAAGTCCTGCCCGACTATCGAGGCCAACGCGGCCGACGCCTTCATCGCCTCCGGCATGAAGATGGATGAGGTCCGCGCCAAGCTCTTCGAGAAGATGACCGCTTCCCAATCGCCAGAGATCTCGGGGGCGCACCAGGTCGGGCCATCCACCGCCACGTCGACGCGTTCGGCCCCCAAGGTCGACATCGTCGCCAACATGAAGCAGCGCGTCGGCGCCAAGTAAGGGACCATCATCATGGCCATCCAGACCCTGTCCTACAAGACCGACTCCGACGTCGTGAAGACCGAGGGCAAGAACCGTTACTCGCGTGACGAGTGGCAGCTCCCCGCCAATTTTGGCAGCCATCCGGTTGGAACCGTGCTGTCCAAGGTGACCGCCACCGGCATCGCGTCGGTGCTTGTGCCGGGAGCGGCAACCGGCGCCGAAAAGCCTCTCGCCATCCTCCTCGAAGAGGTCACGGTCGGCACCGACCCCAAGGTCGCTGTCGTGCTCGCACGCCACGCCGAGGTTGTCCTTCAGGCCATCGTCTGGCCCGTTGGCATCACGGCCCCCCAGAAAACCGCGGCGCTCGCCGCCCTTGCAGAGCGCGGCATTGTTGCCCGCAACGGAGTGTAATCAATGCCCACCGTTCTCGACCTCCTCAAGGATCCCGAGTTCGCCGACAATCGGCTGACCGAGGTCATCAACATCCCGCCTTATCAGACCGGACGGCTCGCTCAACTCGGCCTGTTCGTGGATACCCCGATCCACACCACCTATGCCAAGATCGGCATCAAGGAAGGCGAGATCACCATCATTCCCGCTCGGGAACGTGGGGGGCCGGCCAACAAGAACATGTCGGGTGACCGCCAGGCCACGCTGATCCCCATCCCGCACTTTCCGCTGGATGATGCGATCACTCCCTCCGACCTGCAGAACCTGACCGTCTACGGCAATGACTACATCATGCTGGCCCTGGCAAACGTCTACAACGACAAGCTCCAGGAGATGCGGTCCAAGCATGATGCGACCCACGCCAATCTGGATTGGGGCGCGATCAACGGCCTGATCATCGACGCCGAAGATAAGGTTCTTCTCGACGTCTACGAGCACTTCGACCTCGCCCAGCCCACCATGTCCTTTGCCCTCGCTAATGCCGGGACTGATATCGCGGCCAAGAACCGCGCTCTCAAGGCCATGATCCGTGGCGCCCTCAAGGGCGCACCGTCAACCGGCGTGCGGGTGTTTGCGGGTCAGAACTGGTTCGACACCTATGTCGGTCATGGCTACGTGCGCGAGCAGCTGAAGTATTATGCCGGCAGCACCCCGAACCCGGCCCGCGAAGACATCGTGGACACCTTCAACTTCGCTGGCCTCACGGTCGAGCGGGTCGAGGAAGAGTTCGATGTGCGTCTGCCGGACGGCACCTTCGAGACCCGGCCAGCGGTGGCCGCCGACGAAGCGATCGCTGTACCGCTCGGCACGCCGTACTTCCGCCGGTACATCGCTCCGCCGGACACCATCCAGGATGCGAATACCGCTCCTCAGCCTGGCGACAAGGTATTCGTCTCCACTGACGACCTGCCGCACGGGAAGGGCCGCGACGTTCACACCGAGTCGAACGTGCTGCCCGTATGCCTGCGCCCGCAGGTAATGACCAAACTCACGCTCTAGGAGGGCGCCATGTATCTTCGTTTCACGCGCGATCATAACTGCCCGCCTGAGAAGGGCACCGGCAAGCGCCGGCGCTACCCTCGCGGCTGGATGGGCACTGTCGACGATGCTCTGGGCAGGGCGGCCGTCGAAGCCGGCCATGCCGTCGAGATTAACAGCAAGGTCGAAGCAGGTTCATCCGACGACGACCTGACTGTTGATCAGGTCCTCTCGATGGCGGACGAGAGCGGTGTGACCTTCCATGCCTTCAAGGCCGCTGCTGCTAAGCTGCTTGGCGACGATACGCCATCCAAGAAGGACGACATCGTTGCCGCCCTTAAGGCGCTGCCCCCTGAGCAGACGGCCGCTTAGCCACCATGGACTTCTCATCCCTGAACAACGCCGTCCTCGACGTGTTCGGGGACAATCCTGAGACGCAGCCGGTCACCATCGGCGGCGTTCCGGTGCGGGCTATCTATGACTCCCGGCACTTTGCCTCCGAAGATGGTGAGGGCGGTTCGTCCGACCTCATCACTACCATTACCGTTCCCTCGGCCGGCCTTCCCGAAATCACCGACGATACGGTCATCGTCGTGCGTGGCGAATTGTACCGGCGCTGGGAAGTCCGTCCGGACGGGCAGGGCATGACCACCATTCAGCTCGAGAAGATGGCATGACGCACAAGCGCCAGCGCATTCGTGAGGCTGTAGTTGCCACGCTCAACACGGTGCCAGGGTGGAGTAACCGGGTATTTGCCACCCGCGCGCGACCGACTGAGCAGAAGGAACTGCCCGTTGTCTTGGTCTACACCACGGCGGAGCAATCCGAACTCGCGACCATCAACCTCGACCTCTCCCGCACTCTTACCCTGGTTCTGGAGCTACGGGCGAAGGCGGTCGGTGCTCTTGATGATGTATTGGACGAAATGAGCGAGAAGGCCGAGGCCGCCATGAGCCTGGATCCGCGCTTTGGTGGCCTTGTCACCGTGGGCTTCCTTCGAGAGACCGCAATCGGTCTCGACGGTGAGGGCGATGCACGCCAGTCCCTGGCAACCCTCACTTATGAAATTCGCTACGAGACGGACCCTTCGGGCGCCTGATCCTAGCGCCCTGATCCGCCCCTTGGGCAAGGGCATGCTGACATAACGGAGAATGCAAATGGCTCGCTACGCTGTGGCAGGCTGCAAGATTTCCATCGGTCCCGCAGTGGCCGACAAGAACACCGACTTCGTCATCGGCGATTTCACGACCGGCTCCCCGGCGTTCGTCGAGATTGGCGAGTGGGTGACCATGGGCGACGTTGGCGATAACGCTGCGATCGTCACCTCGCAGGTGATCAACTTCGGTCGTGACAAGAACGCTAAGGGCACCAGGGCCGCTCCAGCGATGGAAAACCAGCACAACCGTGACGACACGGATGCCGGCCAGATCGCCGTCAAGGCCGCCGAAAAAACCAACAACAACTACATGATCAAGATCGAGTGGAACGACAAGCCAGCGACGGGCGCGAGCCCCAAGAACGGCCTGACGTACTTCATCGCCCTGGTCAGTGGCGCCCGCTACATCGGCGGCGGGGCCAACACCAACCGCATGCTGGCAGTCACCTTGCTGCCCAATTCGAACTTTGTCGACGTTCTTGCGTCCGCGACCTAAGGATTGACCATGACCAAAGCAGCGATTGGCGCCGGCAACGTTGAAATCGACCTGGACGGCGAGACTGTTGTTCTCCGCCCCACTCTCAAGGCAGCACAGACCATTTCCCGCCAAGCCGGGGGTATTCGAAAGGCCATAGATGCTCTGGGGAACTTCGATATCGACGTGATGACCAGCATCATCACCTTGGGGATGGACCTTACCGGCAGGGAAGCCAAGGATGTGGCCGACAAGGTCTGGCGCACGGGCATGGCCGATCTCACCGTCCCTGTCATCCAGTATCTCACCATTCTCGCCAATGGTGGTCGCCCAGTCGATGCTACAGGGGGAGAGGGAACCGAGGACCCTCAGGATCGATAAGCCTCATCGAGTACTATGACGAGCTCGCCGAGTACGCGCTGGGCTGGCTGGGCTGGACCGAGCAACAAGCCCTTAGCTCTGATGTGAACGCCATTGCAGTAGGGCTGAACGGGCGCGTGAGGATGCTTCGGGCGGTGTTCGGCGGCTCGGAGGATGAACCTGCGGCGCCGCTGGAGCCGATGACGCCGGAGAAGTTCCGGGGGGTGTTTGCGACGCCTGGGTAATCCCGCTCAGCGGGATAGGGACGGCCCGCGCGGTTTGGTGCGATGGGTCAGCGTCGTGTGGGCAAATTGTGCTACCAACCGGTTTTCATTCCGGCAGATCGCCACGCATGAGCGCATCAACTTGATCCTGCATCGCTCTGCGCTTAGCCAGGTTGATTTCGGCGAAATCGACTTTGCCCCCATCCCCATACAAGGCTGCTTCGACACAAATTACGGCATCCACATTGCTGTGGTCCACGGCAAGGAGCCTGTCCAGCCCCAGCACCAAGCTGGTTTCAGATGCCGTACTCCCCGAGGCGATGTTGGGATCCCGGTTCAATTTCATTCCGCCGATGCTCTCACCAAGGGCGTCGTAGAACCAAGCGGCAGCCTCGACCATGACCAAGGCTTGCGCCGTAGCGTTGCTGTACTCGATTGTTATCTTTGGCATGCCCTCGCTTTCCACGGCGTGCCAATCCTCCAGTCGTAGAACTTCGCCGCTAGCATCTGAGCCACAATCCGCGCCTAGCGCCGCAGTGGCAAACAGCAGACCTGTCATCCCGAGCATCCAAAATCGCATAAGTGCCTCCTCATTGAGGATGCAGGTTACTCATGCGGATCGGTAGGAGCAATCCGTGGACCTTTTGAACGTCATCATCAAAGCGGATACGTCCGGCTCGGAACAGGCAACGGCTTCGCTCGACAAGATGACCAACGCCTCACGGCAGGCAGATGCCGCCGTCCAGTCCCTTAGCCAAGGTGGAGCGGCCGGTCTAACGCAGATGGCTCGGGCAACCGATGCTGCCGCGGCAGCACAACAGCGCCTGTCCGCTGCATCAAATATGACCGCCATGCAAAACCGGAATCTGCTGTTCCAACTCAACGACATCGGCGTCTCCCTCGCTTCTGGCATGAACCCAATGATGGTCGCAGTTCAGCAGGGCTCCCAGATCGCAACAATTTACGAGGGCGGCGTTGTTCCGGCTCTCCGGGCAACAGCGACAATGGCCGCGGGTGCAGTCGCCGCGTTCTGGCCACTGATCGCGATTGCAGGCGGCACCGCCTTAGCAATCAGTGGACTTAGGGGTGACATCGAGAAGACCACGGGCGTGGCTGTCAGCTTCGGTGATGTAGCCAGCGCTTCGATACAAGTACTGGCTCGGAACATCGGAAACGAACTCGCTCCAGCCGTTCGCATGATAGCGCCGCCCTTCGTTGCTGCTTGGCAGCGGATTGAGGAAGCATCGTACGACACAATTAACGTCGTAATGCGCGGATGGGCAGCTCTTAAGCTTCAATTGGAACTGGTGGCTGGCAGCATTGGGAACACATTTAAGATCACGTGGGCGGACATCGCGAACACAGGGATCGATGGGTTTCAGTTCCTAATCGACTCCGTTCTGAGTGACATCAATGTCCTCCGTCGGCACCTTGGACAAGAGCCGATTGTTTTGAGCCTGGGCGATTTCAAGATGGACGGTGGGGTGGGATGGGATGCGGATGCGCTACAGCGCTATTCCGACCAAATGGCATCTATCAAGAACACGGATTATGCGGCCGGATACCTTGGCGACACAAGCGACCAGGCAGTCAAGAACTACAACACCAGAAATGCCGACGAAATCGACAAGGCCGCGAAGGCAGCTGAGCGCCAAGCTGAGGCATACCGGGATTTGGTCCGTTCGGCAGAGGATCGCATCGGTCAGGCC